CCTCAGTTTCACGATTTATGTACTCATATTTATTATGCTTATTACGAACATCGTTCTTATTTATAAACCAAAATTTATCAAACATATTTTTTTCCTTTGAATGTTAAATATATATTTTTTGACAGCAAGAGAAAAACATATTGCTAATGAGTCGTATGCGAATAGCAATATGTTAAAGTGAATTGCTCAAAAAATATATATAACATTCAAAAAAAAAATCCCCCCTGCAAAGGGAGTCGGATGCGATTGGTATTTGTTTTCTGAAAACACTTGGCAACACCATCGCCAACGATGGCTCTTCAATCAAAACCATTTAGTTGCTATTTTTTGCAAAAAAAATAGAGTGGGTGCTATTAACACCCACCCTATAGCTACTTTACTTCATAGCTTGTATGACTTTCAGCATATTGACAATCGCTTGTACATTATTTGCTAAACATACTTGTGTTATGTCATCGAAAAACACCGTGTCAAACAATTCAGGAGTAGCATTTGCTATTATTGCCTTAGCATCGGCTCTTTCCTTATCTGTCATAGGATTGAGCAATGAAGCATAAATACCCGATTGAATCGCTGAAGGATTCTTTCTAGGAACTTTAACAACTGCAAGAGGCGAATCGCTTTTTGACTGTTGTCCTGTCCCATTTTGGATATAATACAATGCTTTATCCAATGTCATTTCTGACTTTTGTGATACTTGCGTATCTTTTTGTAAATTTGTGTCTGCCATAAAAATTTCCTTTGTGAATGGCATTTATAATACTTGCGACTTCTAATATAAGGAGGAGAAATATGCAAATCAGTTGCGAAGGGGCACCCTTCCTGCAACTCCCTTGGGGGTTGATTTGCATATTTTGGGGGAATTATATTTTAATTCGCTTTATAAATGCCACCAAAGGAAATTATGGCACGACCAAATACAAAAAGTACCAAGTACCAAAATCATAAATGCATGATAAAGCTTGTATTACCAAATGGACAGGCACTCAAAAACGATACCGATTGCCATTGTTAAATTCCGACGAAAAATCCTTCACGCAATCGGTATTTTGCCGTTGCTAATCCATGACGATAGGAAACGACCGATCAAGGCAAAATACAAAGGCTCTGAATTTTTGACAGGTTTCGATTACCTAACCAAGTGTTTGCAAAAAATTCAGAGCATTTGTCAAGCTGAAATCATGCAACGAAGTACAATAGCATAGGTGTGGATAATAGCACTCACTCTTGCTTTTGGTTTATAAAATCCTACAAATCCGACAGTATAAAAAAAGCAACTTCGGCGAAGCCGAAGCAATGAGTGCTATCCCACCTGCTATGTACTTCGCAAGAAAGCTGATGGTATGCCCCCTGCTAGGTTCTTTTCGCTTTTGCTTTTGGAGCTACAAGGTAATACAGTTGCGAAAAGACCAAAGGGGGTATATCTTAGCTTTCTTGAATATAGGCTACACCTACCTGTGACAGAATTTTTTTGCAAAAAGAGATTGGTAGTAGCTACTAATAGCTATGTGGTATAGCAATTGTTATCCCCTTTTAATTGGGGATAACAAAGCTATTTGGTAAATGTTCCCTTCCCCTTTGCAAATTATACTGCAATAGCAAAAAAGTAGTCAAGCAAATAGAAAAGAAAAAAGAAAACAAACAAAGAAAAAAGAAGGAAAAAGGGGAGGAAGGGAATTAAATTGAAAAAACTTGCCTCCCCTTTTAATGAAAAGGAGATAGTTGACTATAGAAGTCAACACAGTTATTATATTTTATGTAGGAGGACAGGTCAATGGCATATACAGATAAGCAAAAAGACAAGATAAAGAAGCAATTTTTAGACGAATACAAGAAGCAAAGAACAATTTCTTCAGCTATATCAGGGTTAAAAGTAAACAGAGATACTATTTATGAATGGTTTAAACAGGATCCTGAGTTTAAACAGAGATTTGATGAAGAAAAAATAGCAGTTGGAGAAAGTTTAGAGAGTAATGCTTTCAGATTAATAGATGAAATGATGGTAGAGAATGATTATAAGAGGCCATTGTTATTAATTACTATGTTAAATGCCCATTTACCTGAAAGATATAAACAATCTGATAATACAGGTGATGATTCTAGACAACTTATATCCGAATTTAGGAAGATGGCTAAATCAAAAAAGATAAAAAAGCCAAAACCTAATGCAATTAAAGAGGCAGAGGACATAATTAATGACTCAGACAAAAAATGAATTAACTGATTTCCTTTATGGGACAGTAAAATTTGAACCTACTGATGAACAGAGAGTTATATTGGAATCAGATAAACGATTTACCCTTGTGGCAGGTGGAGAACAGGCAGGTAAAAGCATGATAGCTAGTAAATTCCTGCTTAAAAGAGTATTTGAAACAGAAGAAAAGGGATTATATTGGCTAGTTGCTGCAGATTACGGCAGAACTAGGGCGGAATTTGAATATTTAGTAGAGGATTTTGGGAAATTAGGGCTTTTAAAGAAGGCCTCTAAGAGAGTAGATCCGGGCAGGATAGAATTATCTGATGGTACTGTAATAGAAACTAAATCAGCTAAAGATCCCCGTACTCTAGCCATGAGAGCACCTGATGGAATTATAGGATGCGAGGCATCTCAGCTAGATTTAGAAAGTTATTACAGGATTAGAGGAAGATGTGCACCAAAAGCAGCATGGATGTTCCTAGCAGGTACATTTGAGGGATCACTTGGGTGGTACCCCTCCATGTTTCAGGCATGGAAATACGGAGAAGGAGATGAAAAATCTTTTTCTCTCCCTTCATATACCAATAAACACTTATATCCGGGAGGTAAAGATGACCCTGAAATACAAAAGCTTAAAAATGAAGCTAGTGATGCTTTCTTTATGGAGAGGATTGAAGGTGTTCCTTCACCTCCTGTGGGAGTCGTATTCCAAGAATTTAGACCTGACAAGCATATATCAGAAACAGCTAGCTATATCCCCGAAGAACCCGTGCACCTGTGGATTGACCCCGGATATGCAGGCGGTTATGCTATCGAAGCGATACAGATCGTCAATGATCAGGTTAGACTTATCGATGAAGTCTATGAACAGTCACTTATTACGGAAGAGATGATTAATATTTGTCAGAATAGAGAATGGTGGAAGGATGTTAAGTTTGGAGTTATTGATGTTGCAGGATATCAGCATCAGGCAATGAGTGCACCTGCAGAAGTATGGATGAATGAAACAGGATTGTTTCTTGATTCAGAAAAAGTTAAGATAAATGATGGTACTGAAAAGTTAAAATCAATGTTAAAACTTGCCCCAAATGGAGAGCCAAGACTTATAATTAACAAACAATGCAAAGGTATATTGTCAGAATTTGGTGCAGCACCTAATCCTTTTAATGGACAGACACTTGTTTACAAGTGGAAAACAGATCGTGATGGAAATATAGTTGGCAATCAGCCGGAAGATAAGTATAATCATGGGGTGAAAGCTGTAATATATGGCTTGATTAATCATTTTGGTTATGCTCATATTGAAAATAGAAGTACAATTCGTGTAAAGAGATGGTAACTTGGCAAAAAGAATAAAACCTGAACAGATTATAGATAAAGTAGAGAGTCATTACGAGGCTACTGAACCATTAAGGAACAGAATGGATAAGGATTATTCCCTTTATAGGCTTGATCCTTATGATGCAGGTGACGGCTACCAATCTTACACATCAAACGAACCTTCAACTTATGCAGATAAAATAATTTCTTTCGTTACAGGAAGTGAAATGGTAGTCAGGATTCCTAATGTATCTGAAAAAGAAGGCGACAGAAAGAAAAATAATTTGAAAGAAAAATTCTTTTTAGGTATATTAAAAAGTGCTGATGAAAGAATTAAAAGATCCTCAATGCCTTCAATTAAAAACCAACTCGCTTGGTATATAGCTTTGAGAGGATGGTATTCGGGAAGGGCATTACTTGCAAAAGATAAAGATGATAAAACTTATGTAGATATTACTCCATGGGATCCAATGCACACTTATTGGTCACTCGGTAGTGAGGGCTTGGAGTGGGCTTGTTATAAAGTCAAGAAATCCAAAGACCTAGTAGAGAGTCAGTATAATATTAAACTCCCAAGAAACGAAAATTATGACGATGAGGATTGGATAGATGTATATGATTACTATGATAAAGAAATAAATACAGTTGTCCTTTCTAATGGAAGAGTGGCAAAGAAAGCTACCCCACATGGAGCAGACAGAGTCCCTGTATTTTTGGGGCCTGTAGGATCTGCACCAATGATTCAGGCACTTAACGATATGACTCCTATTGATGATACTATTGCAGATTATGGAGAAAGTGTTTACAAGCATAACAGAAATAATTATGAAAAGAATAATCAGATAATGTCTATCATGCTTGAATTAACTTCAAGAGCAAGAAGGCAGGGATTAAAGATTACATCAAGAGATGGAATGAAAACACTTGATGAAGATCCTTATAAGGAAGGTACAGAGATATCCTTGGCACAGGGAGAGAATGTAGAGCCGTTAGGTTTAATGGAAGTGGCTAGAGAAACAGGATCCTTTATGGGATTAATCTCAGGAGAAATGCAGAGAGGTGGTGTACCCCATACATTATATGGAGATATACAGTTCCAACTCTCAGGTTTTGCAATAAATACTTTAAGACAGGGAATTGATTCACTCATCTCCCCTAGAATAGAAGCACTTGAAAGTGCCTATACAGATTTCTGCATGCTTATATGTGATCAGTATATGTCAGAATCTTTTGACAGTATGGAACTGTCAGGGCAGGATATGAACAGACAATAC